GTTGCCACTAAAAACAATCGCAGTCGGTGCGCTAGTTCCTACTTGCGTAAGGTTAGCAACATAGCCACCCGTTTGCACAGCCACGCCGTTAATTCTAGGCGTTATAATTCCGTCTTCGTTTAGCGTGTTGTCGTCGCCAATTACTACACCGCGAACGCCTTGCGCAATAGTGTTACGCGTTCCGTAAACCGCTACGTTTGCACCTTCTAAAATTAAGTTAGCCGAAGCCATGCGCGACTGCAATACAGACGAAAGGGCGACTTGCGTAGTAACGCTCGGCGCGGTTGACCCCGTGTTGGTAATAAACGGCGCTAGTTCTATTTCGCTATCTACGCTTATTAATTCTACTTTGGTTAGCGTGTCCGTGTTTGCGTTGTAATCTATTACTTTGTTAATATTCCACCATGAGTTGTCTATGCGTATTTTGTCGTTAAGTTTCAACCCGTGAATGTCAGCCTCGCGCAATCTAAAAAACGCCGTTAACATTTTGCCCTCGTTAATCTGGTTTATAGTGCGTCGCCAATATAGGTTATAAAGGTTGTTATTTGTTAGCGTCTGCGGTTGGTAATAGTAGAAGTCGCACGTTCCAAAATTTAGGTCGAAGCTAGGCGTATTTGCGTTGTCAAAGTGCGTAATAGCTGGGTAAGTCGTAACGTTGTAAGTCCCCGTTACCCCGCCGTCTATTAAGTCGTAAGAGCCGCACGTTTGCTCGCCGCCGTCGTAAAGAATACGTAAGCCCGTTTTAGGCGCTTGCCCGTCAATCATTGGCACAATAGCACCAAATGTAGTTGAGGTTATAGGCGTAGGGCTAAAGATTAGTTCTTTTGTATCTATGTCTTTAACGTATTCCGAATTAAAAATGTATTCCAGTTGGCCGTAAACCTCGCGCGTCGTGTCAAAGTAAAGCTTGTTTGGTGTGTCCGTGTCTTGTTTGTACGTAAGAATTAAACGCTTGTTTGTTACGTCGGGTAAGAACGCTAGGCTTTGTTCGCGATCCTTTGCTAGTTTCTTTGTCGAGTCCTTCTCGGCGCCGTTGTCGTAGTATTCGTCGCGGTGTGTTAGTATTATATTGTTAGGTTGTTCGGGGTCTACGTCTGCAAAAAGATTGTACATTGTAAAAATGGACTTCACAAAGTCGCTTTGCTTTATCTTTTGCGGTACGTATTGACTCATGGTAACAAACCCGCCTATTGGTTGGGTGTTACTATTAGGCGTTATTTCTACGCGTATGTCTAAAATATCTAGGTTAACGTCTACTTGTGCTGCTACACCCGCTGCCGTTCGCCACGTTGAAAAACCAAACTGCCAGTTTGACTGAATACCAGCAACCATTGTAAGAATGTCGCCCGTTGAAATGAAACCCGTCGGGCTAGTTATTACGGCGTTCGAGTAAGTCCCCATTATAGTAAGCCCCGAAGCTATTGTGGAGTTAATAGTAACGGGGGTAAGCGACGCGGTTGTCCCTTGTCCCGAAGCGTTTAAAGCTTTTAATATCGGTGTAAAGGTTCGCGCTTGAGGCACGTAAATACCAGCTTGCGTATTAAAGACGTAAGGCTGTACTGGGTTAGCGCTATGGTTGAAAAAGTTTAATTCGTAGGTTATTGTAATGTTAAATTCGTAGCCTTGCGAAGCTGCGGGGTCGGTGTCCGTTGGTGCGGTGTATTGCCCAGTCGTAGGGTTAAAGATACCTTGCGCGTCTAGTTCCTCAGTCCATCCCGTAAGTAATTCTTGAAAGCCTACAAAGTTGCCGTTTGTTGGTTGGGTGTTCGTCGTAGTCCATGCGTTACGCGCTTTAACTTTGTAGTCTGCCCAGTCAATTTGGTTTTCGTCGCCGTTGTAAGGAATTAACAATTTGTCGAAACGTGCCGCTTGTAAACCAGCCCAAGTATACGTAAAACCAGCGTTTGCAAATATGCGATCAAAGTACGTCTTTGCGTAGATAGCGGGCTTTAGTTGGCGAACGTTATAAAGGTTGTCCGTGTCGTAAGGCAAAACGTATTTGTAGCCGTTGGCTTGCGTAAACGAATAAGTAGCTATAATACTAGAACTTACGGCGTAATGGTCTAGGTCGCTAAAATCTATGTCGGTTAGTTCGGCGTTTGTTATGGCTGTAAATAGTTCCGCTTTCGTGTCCTTTATTAACACCTCGTAGTTAACAACTTGTTCGTAGGCGTCCGTTGTTTGGTATTTGTTTACGCTTATAAGTTGTAAGATTGCGTCTTCTAAAATAACAACGTCGTTTTGTAAAACTTGGCAACGTGTTAACTGCGTAATGTCAAACGTACCCGCGTCTATGTTTACGTCGTAGTAGTGGTTTAAAAGTTGGTTGTTGTTGTCCGTTGCTGGTAGTACAATGGTCTTCGAGAATGTACCCGTTCGTTTTGTAATGTCGCGTATTTCGCCAACTGAAAACGTTAAAGGAAAATTAACGTCGGGGCGCACGTCTAGCACGCCACTATCTAAAACTATTTTAACCATTTATCGCGTCGTTATTTGCAAGCTTAACGTTTATAGTTTGCTTTATTAGGTTCTTATTTCGTTGTTTGAATACCTCGTAGCTGTTCGTCGTTACAATGATAGGCACGTACATAGTGCTTTCGGCTATGTGAATTAGACAGCCGTCTTCGTCTAGCAATAGTTCGCCGTCTTCGGTCGTTACGTATTGAACAACTTTTAGAAAACATTGTGGGCTAGTTACCAACTCCTCGAAATACTCGGCCATGTCTTGGGTCATGTAGTTGCTATTTAACTCTAGCGTCTTTACGTTGTTAAAGTTCATAGTGCTAAAGCCAAATTCTTGGTAGTCGTATGTCCATTCTCCACCGCTAACAAACCCCGTAACGTCTTGGTTGTATTCCTCGCGGGTTATTTCGCCACGTTCGTAGCTTTTAAGTTGAAACGCAAAACTAGAAAACGACCCCATGCGATCCAAAAACACTACGTCGTATTCGCTAATTAGTGTACGGCGGTCTATGTCTACTCTATACTTGCGGCTCTTTTGCGTTCCGTCTTCAAACCAAAATTCGTAGTATGTTGTGTTGTCTTTTATTAGCGGCAAAGTTCCTACGCTTGGCGTTAACGTTCCGTGATTGTTCGGGCCTACTGCTATTTGCTGTATTGCCGCGTTGGTTACTATGGTCTTACTGAACAAGTCGCCGTTTGAGTTTTCAAATACTATCTTTTTGCCGAACCTAGCGCGGGCGTTTAACCATAAATCCTGAGCAATAGTGCAATAGAAATTCGTTAAAGGTTGGTTTGTTAGCCAGTATTTTGTCGGGTCGTTTAGGTTGTATTCTTGGTTGTCCCAGTACACGAACTCAGTCCAGCGTCTCGCCCCGTTAAACACGTTGCCGCTTGTCAATGTCTGTATGTCGTATGTTACTACCTTTCGGTTATCGGCATAGGTTACAACGCCGTCTATATTCGCGTCGCTCACGCTTGACCATGATACGCTAATTTCAAACCATGTAGACGAAGCGTTGGTAACAGAATGTAAACCCTCAACTAACGGGTTAGCCGTACCGCCGTCCGCTTGCGTTATGTTAATTTGGTCGCCTATTGCGAAGGTGTTTGAAACGTTCACGCGTACAAAGCCGCCCGAGTTTGTCAAGGCCGACGTGTAGCTAAACTCTGCTAGGTATTCTTCGCCCGTCTTTACTTGGTATTGATATATGCTATTCGCCGCTTCGTGGTCTAAAGTTACCGACGGGTCAAAGTCCCAACTTACGTAACTAGATAAGAACTTCGAAAGGTCTTGTTCGCCGTAGCCCGTGCCGTAGGTTGGTAGCGGTTTAAAGCGGCCTATTCGTGTTGCGCCGTTGTATACGTCGAAAATGTACTTGAAGCCCGTCTTGTTTTTGTTCGTGCTGTCTATAATGTACTTAACGGGGTTGTAAGCGGGTGTAAACGCTTGGGGTTGTGCTATTGTAGTTTGTGCCATAACTATATTAAAATTCTAGTCCGTGTTAATTTAGAACGCGAAATAGGCGTCGTCTGTAAAGTATTGTTCTTTAATGTAGGTCGTCGCGTACCTTACGGCGTCCATAGCGTCGTCAAATAGCTTAACGGGTTCGTCCGTTATGGTGTCGCCTACCTTTTTCCATTTGTAATTAGCGTATTCTTTTTCAAGGTTTTTGTCGGCCATAGCAAACACCCCGAAGGTCTTAATGTTATCTATGCCCTTTTTTACGACCTTGTTAGCGTTCTGCACGTTGTAGCCAGCGTTATTCATTTCGGCAATAATTTCGGGGCGTGCGTAGTCCGCTATTATTTCGGTTTCCTTTTCTATGTCTAGCGAGGCCATGCGGTCAATGAGGTTCGAGGTGGTTAGGTAGCTTTCGTAAATTACGGGTTCTATGAAAATGTCCTTTTCGTGCCAATAGACGCGCATTAAAGCGGTCGGGTGGTTATACCCAAAATCGCATCC